AACGGTGGCATCTTAAACTCTGTCTGTGCGAGTTTTAATTTTTCTTCGGCTCTTGCACGGCATCTGACTGCAGCTTTGCAGAAAGTACACCATTCACCCGGTATATATTCACCCTCACCGTTATAGGCTTTTACAGCCTTTGGTTTAAGTTCCTCTTCTGCCCAGCATTTAAGTTCCTCTACCGGTACAGTCCATGTGCTGACATTTTCTCTTCTTGGTTGGAAAATCGTCATCGATACTTCGCTGATATCATAAAGGCTGTCATAGATTTCAAGGGCACCCAAGGCATACAGTTTCATCTGTGGATTGTCCACCGCATCAACAAGCACACCCATGCCATATTTGAAATCTATGATGTGAAGTCTGTCATCTGAAATGATTAAACAATCTCCAGTACCAAAGCCGTCCGGCACATAGCAGGAAAAATCAAGACGCTTTTCGATAAGAATGATAGGATCATTGCAGGACTGTTTTGCAAGCCCCACCTGTTCCATAACGAAATCAACATAGGCATCCGTACATTCTTCCATCTCATCTGAGTCATACTCTGATATAGGACGCTTGCTCCTTATATGGAGTGCTTTTTTCAGTTTGTGTTCCGAGAGTGCGTGTGCCGCTGTTCCTTCTTCTGCCGCAGTGCCGCTTGTATCTTCAAACTCAAGTTCAAGCCTTGCTGACGGTAAACAATGAAGCCATCTGTGTGAAGATGATGCAGATAATATTGCATGATTACCCATTGCCAAGAACCTCCGCATCTTTCAAGATGTCAGCATAATAAGCCTTGTCAACGGCACTTAACTTGTCGGCACCATACTTCTGAATGAGTCCTCGCACTTCGGCAGTAAATCCAAGCTGGCTCTTTTCGGCAAGCACCATACGCACTTTTTCAATTGGGATATCCGGCTCTTTTGCTGTTTCTGTCTTTGTGGCAGGCACTTCTTTGAAAGCGGAATCAGTTTCCGTCATTGCATCACAAACTGCCTGTATGCTGTCTGCAAGACTTCGCATATCATTTACCACATCAAGCAGTAACTTTACTTTGCTCAAGGTCATTTCCTCCTTTCGTAGTCTCACAGATGGAGAGTTCCTCGACACTGTCTCCTGGGATCAGAATGGTTACACGTCGTTTATCTCCAAGGAGGAAACGTAGGATGCGCTCCCTAATGGTGACATTACGGCAAGTAACGATTCCGCCTGTCTGTGGCTCTTTTGAAACACTGATTTTAAGATTGTGTTTCATGTCCTTCACCTCTTTCCAAAGGGCGATTTAATTTGTTGCCCTCTACCTGGTAGCCACGGGAGGAAAGGAAATCTGACGGTTTAGAAAAAAATAATGCCCTCGGAAGTTTTTTGACCTCCAAGGGCATCATGATTAATTAGGAATTTTCAATTTCTGTCCGGCATAGATGATATTTGTAGTTAGACCGTTGAGTGCCTTAATCTCCGTATATCTTTCACCATTGCCAAGCTTTTCTTTAGCAATCTTCCAAAGTGAGTCACCCTTAACTACGGTATATATTTCATATGTCGGAGCAGATTTTCCTGAGTATATAATTTGTCCATCCTCATCAAAGACAGAGTATCCGGAGTTGGTATCTGCACAACGCTTGGCATTTTCCAACAACTTATATGCACCCTTTTGAGATTTGGTGTCATCCCAGCTTTTTCTCACCCTATATAAAATATCCTCCGCTTTAGGGGATGGTTTAATGGGATTCAGTGCATTCTTTACATCCGCTCGAAAGGTGTCCATACTCTTATCATGCTTAGGAAACCAGTGCATCACATCTGCATGATTGCTGGCAATACCCAGCTTGTGACCCTCACTGTGGCAGAGGATGTTCTTTTCGGTTAAACCATAGTTCTTGCAAAGATATACACAAAGTTCGACGGCCTCCCGGTACACCTTGTCAAAATAGGTGCTATCCAAAAGACCGTCCTCGCATATTTCAAAGCCTATATGGGTATCGTTGACCGAGCCTTTCGAGCCGGAGCCTCCATGCCAACCACGATGATTCCAAGGCAGAGTTTGATAAGTGGCGATGGTTCCATCCGCAAGCTTGCCGATGAAGGCATGAACACAAACTTGGCGGCCGTCTGGCTTATCTTGATTCCAGTGATTGTTGTATTGGTTTATACCAAGTAAGCCGTCATTCGGGCCAACATATCGCTTGAGCCATGGATTATTTGCCCCAGTAGAGTGCACCATAATTCCTTTGGGAGTTATGGTTTTACCTGCTTTATAGCAAGCGTTATTTGTAAGTATTAATTTTCGTAATCGCATTAATAAATCACCTCGCAAATTAAGGACTTGTATCTGTCGCAAGAGCGGTAGGATATAGATGGTAGGTAAATTTCAAATCGCAATAAGCACTTGATGATGTTCCGTCACTTCCCATACAGACGTACAGTCCATACCCGGCAGGTACCCTGGCTTGCCGCATTTGAATATGAATGTGCAGAGATTCAGCAGATGTATTTGACCCTACAGGTGTACTCCGTGAGATTCTGGTGAAAGTCTCCTCGTCATTGGAAATATAGAAGTCAAGCTCCTTTTCGCTTGTATCCGATTGGCGGCAAAGAGTTATCAAATGACAGTCATATGTCGCCGGATAAAGCAATCCACCCTGACCTCCAATGACTACACTGTTAATGGGCAATACCGTGTGCAAAGGCCCACGAACGCTGTTAGCTCCGCCCGAACCTGAAACGTTGCCCGACAAAATATATCTCAGGTAGCTTATCCTGGTAAATGGATTGATAGCTACTGTTGCGGTGGATGTCAGATTTATTGCGGATGTTGCATTTTCTACTCTTTCCAGCATGAACAGGCTTTCACCCGGAGCTACGGTAGCATCTCCGATGGAAAATCTCTGACTCGTCCAATAGGCGGTGCAAGTAGGATTTGGGTCTGTACCTACCCCATAGGCAATGTTCGTTTCATCCTCGACGCCCCTTATGGCTTCGGCAAATTTCTTGACCGTATTGCGAAGGGTACCTTGGATTAACACCTGCACATTGTTTGCGGAAGGACTGCCCAAGGCAGTGACGAAGGTATATGTTACCGTACCGACCACTACGTTATTGCCATTTGATACGCTGCTAAACGTGATGGACGCTCTTCGGCTGGTCATGTCCGGTGCAGAAGCAGTTTCAATTGGATGCAAATGGTTGAGAAGAATTCCTGTCCTCATATACAGCGTGTCACGCATATTCTCAATTAAGCCGTATGTGGTGTCCAGCAGGTTGTAGCTGTCATTTACCTGACTATTTGTTGTGTTTAACAGTTCGTAGTTATCTCCGATCAGCCCATGGGTATCGTTTAGTTGGTTGTGCGTGGTATTCAGCAATGCATAATTGTCATTTAGCAGGTTATAAGTGAGATTTAGCAAGTTGTTTATCTCATCAATATCCAATTCCGCTAAGGCTGAAAGCACTCGATTGAGCCATTCCTGGGCAGGGGGCTCGGGTGGCTCGGCTATATCATCAACAAGAGCCTCCTCAACGATGGTTAGTATTCGGACGCTTTTTCCGACCACATCTCCATGAGTAACCCTTATCTCCAACTGCCCAACACCGACAAGCAACGTGTCTGTTGCGTTGGGTGACCATGTTAGAACGCCATCAGCGTAGGTTGTGACCACCGGATAAGCAATGCCATCCGGTCTTTTGTATATGGCATTTAGAGCAGTTTCGGGGTAGCTACCATCTAATAGGCTCGAAACATCAAATTCAAGGCGGCGAAAATTATGCTCTCCGCGCCTGCCGATAAACACTGTCACAGCTTTTGCTAAATCAATCATATTCCATCACCCGACTTAGGAGGTTCCTCATCACGTCCATGTAGCTGTTTTAGAACCTCTTTTAATTTTTCTGGGATGGGCAGTCCGATATGTCCGGCATTCTCTAAAATAGAAACACCTTCATTACTTAAGTAGAGTAGGAAAATACCGCCTTATCACATCTCTGCAATAGGTTTGCATAGTCCTCTCTCCGAACCGTACTTACACCTCTCAATGTATACGGCTCTCCATTTATGCTTATATGACGAATTTCAATTTTTATTTTAATGATGGATTTTTATATGACATTCTTTACATACCACAAGTGTCTTGCGACGTCTTGCAATCATAATCTTTTCCCATAGGAATTTGCCTTTTAAATTCTTTACCTTATTGACATGATGTATTTCATATTTACCAAAACCACTTTTACCACATAATTCACATTTTTCAGCTCTTAATCTATTATCTAACGTATTAACATTTGTGTTATGATATTTAGTTTTTATTGAATCAACATCTGTAATTATTTCACTTTTAAAACTATTAAGTTTCTTGCAATCTTTAAATTTAATTATTTCCATAATTCTCATGCCTTTTTTTGTTGGATAAGTTATGCCCCATGTTTTACCATGACGATACTTATTTATAATCTTAGCAACACTACTTTTATGTTTACAAGCAAGTGTTTTTAAGCAACTGTATTCCATAAGGTATACAAAATAGTTTAATTTATTAAAATTACTAGCTAGACTATAATAGTTACAAATTCCTCTTGTTTGAGCATTATAAGTATCTAAAATTTCTAAATCTGTTAAATGTAAAAGATTATGAACTGCTCTCGGTTTTAACGTTCCTGTTACATCAACATATATTATCTTTTTGTCAAATAGAAATGCTTCAATCTTGTCTTTAAGAGGTATTGTAAGTTCTACAGAATTATTTAATGTTCTTTGCACAACACCATTAGTTTTACGTTTTACTTGTTGATTTCGTCTTACAGATATATCGTATCCTAAAAATCTTGCAGTTTCTGAGCTATGGGTAATTTTCGTTTTTTCGTCTGATAATTCTAATACTAAATTTTCACTGAGCCATTCTCTAATATTTTGTTTAACCCATATAGCTTCTTCTTTTGTTCCACTTATTCCAATAATAAAATCATCAGCATATCTTACATAAACCAACTTTTTATCCGTGTTGTCTTTATATGGTAATTTGCGTTGTCTTTTTTGCATTTCTTTGACAGTATCAATCCAATCTTCTCTATATGGACTATTAGGGTTATCATTAATTTTTTTCTTTAGACGATTGATTTTTCCTGTAATACTTCCATAAACTGTAGTACATCTTTGTCTAGATGGTTTATCAAAATTTTTCTTTAATTCACCAATTTTGCAGTCAAATTCATGCAAGTAAATATTTGCCAGAATAGGACTTAAAATTCCACCTTGAGGTGCACCACTGTAGGTGTTATGATATTTCCATTGTTCAAGATATCCTGCTTTAAGAAATTTTCCGATTAAGTTTATAAACTTTGAATCCTTAATTTTATAAGTCAGTATTTCTAACAGTTTTTTATGAGCAATGTTATCAAAGCACCCTTTGATATCTCCCTCTATAAACCATTTTGTACTACGAAAATCTTTTGATATTTGTGAAAATGCAGTATGGCAACTTCTATTGGGTCTAAAACCATGTGAATTATCACTAAATATAGGTTCATAAATTGGTTCTAATATTTGCCTAATAACTTCTTGTACTAATTTATCACGAAATGAAGGAATACCAAGTGGTCGCATTTTACCATTTCTTTTTGGTATATATGTTCTTCTTACTGGTTTAGGTTCATAAGTTTGGTTTTTAAGGTCATTTATTATTTCCCTTATATATTCAAGGCTAAATCCATCAGCAGTATCATTATCAATTCCTTTAGTTGCAGCACCATTGTTTGCATAGAGATTTTTATAGGCATTCATGTAAATATCTTCTCTAAGCACATATCGGTACAACCTTGTAAATACTCCATCATTATGTTCTTTTGAACTTTTTGAAATTCGTTCTAAAATTTCTGATGTCGGTTTCATTTGAGGTTTCTCCTCCCTTTCATCTGTTCCTTTTAGATTTGCATAAACTGTTCCCCTTCGCCATGTAGTGGTTATTATCCACCTCAAACTACTACGGAAACTCCGTAACCTTGTAGGATATTCAAACTCATAAGTTATAGCCTTTTGGCATTCCTATTTAGGTTATCCCCAGTTAACATTGTTACTTGGTTTATAGGATTGTCGGTTTTGCTTTTGTTTCTTTAACACTAGTTCTCTAGCTTGTGGCATGATATTTGTAATTACATCGAATAACTTCTACATATTTATTGACCTATCATGCACAAAGTTTCAGGCTAATTTCTTTGCTCCTATGTTAACGGACACTTGAAACTCACATTCACCAAACATAGGTTAAACCTCATATCCTTTTTTGCCATTGCGGTTCAGTCGTATCTTTTAGCCTTTAGATAACTTTCCGCTTTCCTGTCGTGCTTTGTTCCCGTATCAGCTTTCGCCTTTCGGTTAGACAGGTTGGCTCTCTCGTAATTATGAGAGGCGAATTCCAATTAATTCGCTATTAACAATGCCCTATCTGGGCGCACGTAGAAGAAGATTACTGCCGTTCGAAGTACACCACCGTTTTCACCGGCACTACCCAGTATCTGCGTATCAAGAATATGGGCAACCCCCACCATCGTAAAGATAAGTACCTTTTTGAAAATACCTTTAGCACCGATTTCACTGGATAGCTTTTTATCAATAATTGCGCATAGAACACCTGTCAGATAATCTATAACAACAAAAGCAATCAGTGCATAGAGAAAACCGTCATAGCCACCTAGAAACCATCCGAGAAATCCGCCAACAGCGGCAAAGGCTAACTGTATCCAGTTCCATATCTCTTTCATTAAAAACACCTCCATTAAGTTGAAGTTAGTGCATTGAAAAGCGCCCCTGCAAATGGCAAGAGCGCTGAATTATATTTTTGACTTTTATAACATGGAAATAAGGTTGTGCATTTGTTCCATGACATCTGCCCTCGGCCGCCCCATTCCAATAGGTAGCCATGTAAAGGCCGGTATGTCGAATGTCCCGGAAGCATCAAAATCATTTATTACCAAAATAACAGAATCAATAGCTTTGCGGATTTCAGTAACATGGGATGGCCAATTTTTTATAGTGGTTTTTCCTGCAATGATTTCCTCCTTCCAAGATACAGGGGAAAGGGTGTAGTAGCTACGCACTTTATTTACAGCAGTACGGAGGGTCTGAATATGCGTTGCCTTAGCATGAGTCACATTAGCCGTGATGATTTCAAAAGGCATTTCTAATACCGTGAAGGTACGAATAACTTCTGCACTTGCTGACTCTATGTCACTGTCAAGGCAACGGAAAGTAACCGTATGATTTCCTGCTAAAAGAGGTTCAGCTTGATAAACCGTCTTAACATCGTTACCCAGATAACCACTTGTAGAAAATCTCTCGGGATTGTCCACGCTGTTATACCATGGACCGGAATCAATCTTGACTTCCACAATCTGTGTTTGTCCATCCGGTTCTATGCCCGTTGTAATCATGAACCGCGGCGTAGTGTTATAAGTAGATTTACCTGACATCGGACAGCTGATTATCGGTGTGGCAGGCGGACTGTTTTTCTTTACTGCACTACTGACCACAAAAGTTGAAACCGCATCAAGCACATCTGTAACACTGATTCGATAACGGGTATACGTACCGGCTATTTGTGAGCCATTCACCTCTATGGTACCAGAAGCAGCACTTGAGACGATAGTAGTCAGTGCTTCATATGCCGACCAATTTACTCCGTCTGTCGATGTTGCCTGTTGTATGACATACTGCTTAATAGCACTGGTTCCTGGTATTGTTCCACTCCATGATAGGGTTATCTTTCTGACCTCATATATAGGAGGAGTGGCAGTAAAAGTTGTCGGTGGTATCGGCAGTGTATTTCTTCTAACAGTGTTGCTGGAAACAGTCCAGTCGGAGTAGAAACTCTCCCCGGCTGCACCTCGTGTTCTTACCCGGAATCGGCGATAATTCCCGCGTGTAGTTGGCGGGCTGACTATTAGACTGCCGCTCGTCGCTGAAGTGAACACTGCAGTTAACGCTGTCCATGTTCCCCAGGTGCTGTTATCTGCCGAATCGCTATACTGTATCTCATAGGATGTAATCGCATTTCCCGCACCACCGGAAGCACCGCTCCATGAGAGGGCAACATTTCCTTCGGCCAGCGTTGTGCTTACGGAGCAAGCGGTCGGAGCTACGCAAGCAGTGATATCACAGTAAATGCTGTTACTGATCTTCTCTGAAGAGTAAACATCGAGATTATCTATTGTCCAAATGCCAAATTGAGTATACGTGCCTGGAATTCTTGATACATTGGGGTTGTAACTGCCGCCACTGGCTGGCAAAATCAGAGTGGTCAGAACATTCCACGAACTCCAGGTGCTGTTATCAGTAGATGTTCTACTTGCAATCTGGTAACCCTTGATAGCACTGGTTCCACCGGAAGCTCCACTCCATGTCAGCGTAATGGTCTCATCGCTGTAGTTTGAGGGAGAAGCGACTGCGGTGGTGGCAGGGCTTGGCACCGTATTTCTGCGAACAGAGTTTGATGATACTTTCCAAGCGGAATAATAGCTTGCTCCTGCTGTGCCGCGTGTTCGCACCTGAAACCGGCGGTAGTGGCCTCGCGTTGAAGGAGGAGCAACCGACACGCTTCCGCTTGTGGCAGTAGTGGTTACCGTAGTCAGTGCTGACCATGTTCCCCAGTTGATGTTATCGGCTGAATCACTGTATTGTATTTCGTAGGATGAAATTGTATTATTTATGCCGCCGGATGCGCCACTCCATGATAGTGTGACATTACCTTCCGAGAGAGTCGCATTCACTGAGCAGGAAGTAGGTGCGCTGCAAGCGGTTGTTCTGCTTGCCCAGTTTATGGTCAGTACAATTTGGCTTAAGTCGTCTCTGGCGCGAAAGCCCATGTAATTCAGGGTACTTGAGCCTGCATCCATGAATAGGCAGTTGCTGGCACCGCTACCGATAGAATCTATAAGTGCGGTGGAAATGGCAATATCTTTCGCACCTTGCCCAGCGGAAACGGTGTAATTGTATCCACCAGTGACCTTCGTTGGTCTGCTCCCGGATACACTCGTTCCTGAACTTGGAGACGGCATGCCTGATGCATTTCCGGCATACAACGTCATGGTTCTGGCGGAACCCCAGTCACCTGCGGCTATCCTGACAAGGTGAATGCTGGCTGATGTAGGATAAAAATTGGCATAGGTACTCCGAATGCTGGCGAGGTCAAACAACATAGCACCCACGTTCTCATAATTGTTAGCATCAGGATAAACCCCTTGCCGAACATAATCGGTTACGCCTGCTATCCAGCTTCCGTTACGCCATGTACAAGCATTTGTTGCCTGATAAGTTGCCATAGGAATTCACCTCACTCATAGACTGCCGAAACCAGCGAATTTACCAAACCGCAAAGGTCAGTATTTAGACGGGTATCTGTAATATTATTTGTGACTATCGACGTGGCTGCCGTTGGCACAAGTACATCTGCAATCCCAAGTTCATAAATATCGCTGGTTCTTGTCAATTCTGGTGCCACAGGTGTAGTAGCCGGGATTCCGTCAACAACTGCAATCTTAATGCTTCGGTTGATTTGGTTTAACCGAATAACAATTCGGTCAATACGAGGATTGCTTCCGTTTGCCGTAGTAAGTGGTATGTTCAGAGTATCCGTGTTTTCATACCTATATCCATTAATCCATGCACTGCCTGCTGCAACGCTCACCGCTAATCCAATTGCAGGAGAAACCTGCAGGTTTGTTGGTGTAGCATAAAATACGCCATTAGATACAAGACTCCCGAAGTATTCGGCGAAGTCCGTTGCATCATAGACTCTATCTCCATCGGATGAGTTGAAAAATCCGCTTTTCTCCATATTGCTTTCCCTCCCTTTAAGCTCTCGCATAAGAGCAAGATATAAGGTAAAAACCTGTAGGCAGTGTGGAAGAAGCCGCGTTTGCTACCACACCGCTTGTATTAATTGTAATCGGCATACTGGTACCACTGCCACCCACCGCAGTTGCCACAGCTCGTACCGTCGAGTAAGGGTAAAAGTTCGCATTTGTCATTGTTAGAATCGTGCCGCCGGAAGCGACTCCCGAAGCACCCACATTGATCTGCATTCCAATTGTAACAACACCCTTATTTACAAATGACATATTTGAACCCATGGTTGCACCACTTCCGAGCGAATAGGTGAGTGAGGTATTAGCTTCTTGAGCCATTTTTGCGGTAGTCACAGCACCGTTTGCAATCCTTGCCGTAGTTATTGATTCATTATTGATGTTGAGCCAGTTAGCCTGACCAGCCGGGTTATTGAACACGAAAACTGAAATCACATAAAATGTCATGGTATTACGGGATATAAAGAAACCCATTGCACGTTGATAGCCATTTCCCGTATTGTCTCCATTGTGCTTTACCAGAAAGACATGGCCGTCATCACTTGGCTGGTCGCTGAATTTGTTACCGTTATACGAAGTGAAGTAAAAGGCGTCTCCGGGCACCATATTATGCAGAGCATATTGACCGACCGATACAGTACCTGCACCTACGTTTATTTCAAGTGCGGGGATCTTTCCAAACAGGTTGTTGATGGTATCTGCAAAATTATCACCCTTAATTTTAGGATTTACTACCATCAAATCCCCTAAGGTTTCCTCTACAGTACTAAGCGACCCTTCCACTTCACCTAATGTTCCCTCCACATCACTCAGCGCTTCTTCCACGATGCCCAGGGCTTCCGTCACTTCGGATATACCGGTCGGGGCAGAAATTGCTGTTTTAACTTGGCTCATGTCCGAGCGAATTCTTTGTGCAATTGTTAGCTCAGCCTTTCCAAAAATCACACTAATGCTCTGACCGTCAGCATCATAGGTTTCTTCAACCTCAGTGATACGCGTAGTCATAGACACGCCCCATGCCTTAGATATAACTTTGACGGTCTGCCCAAGGTCGAAGTCTGTCTTGTATGTCAGATTTCCGTGAGGATTAACCGAAGTGTCGAAGGTATAACGAATTGCTTGGTCATTCAGTTTGCTCTGACCACGGAAAATCAGTGTATCAATGTAATCTGCTCCGAAATCATCAGCACGCAGATCCTTTGCATCAACAAAAATTTCATGTCGTGCCTCTCCGGAGCCACTTGCAATGGCTACAAATGTCCGGTCTGCACCTTCACCTTCGCCTCCGACAAGAGCGGTGTTTGCATAGTCAGCGGCACTTATAGTGTAAATTTGTTCAGTTAGGTTCTCGTACTCCTTTGAGAACACTGCCTGTGACTCTACCCCCATATATAACATTACGGTTAAAATTCCAGTTGAAGGTGTAAATACGGTCTTAATTCCAACCTCTGAAACCTCACATAATTCTGTTATCACATCCATCAAGTTCCGATACGATACCTGTGTGCTGATGGGCACATTTAAGTTCGGAGATAAAAATGATAT